CGCCGCGAATGCTTCAGTACAACTGACCGCGCCGACCGGGTTCCAATCGACGATCACGGGGGACTCGTTCGGCGAATCGGGTCTCTACCTGAACAACGATGCGAGTGCGATTCCAACTCTGACGAGCGTGGGGCAGATTTACTTTAAGACGCCGAACGGCAACTGCGGCGGCGCGACGGTCGCCACGATCAACGGCATTACGGTCGGCAACACCGCGCACCCCGGCGGCGGGATTACCTTTCACACCTCAGACGATAGCGGGTCCTGCGTTGACAAAGAGCCGCTCGTGCTCACGCACGACCATCACGTCTATATGCCGTACGATGAGTTCTACGCGCAGTTCAACTCGCCGGGAACCTGTACGGCGTTCGTTCCCTGCGGAATCGTTCAATGGATATTCACGCCGGGATTCCATAACACCGCAGGCGGAACGAACCAACCCAACTGTACCGCAGGCATGATCCGCGACGACAACTCGACGGCGCGAGCATGGGTACTCAACATTCAAACCATCAGCGCACTTCAGGTGACGTACAACTATACCTCGCTCAACGGCCTCGCCTCGGCGACGACGCTCGAAGTGTGGGCGGAATGTCACCCGGCAGCGTACTAGGAGAATCCTTGAATCCAACCCTCGACCTCGCAATCGTCCTCGTCGCCGTCGCGCTCTTTGCAATCGGAGGCGCCTTCGCGCTGTACGTCTTTGCAAAGGCCATGCTGCTCATCGTGCAGACGATCGCCTTCTCCCACGCCGCGGGCGAACAGGCCAAGAGTTCCGCCGACTTCGAACGCGCCGCGATGGCGATGCAAGCGCGCGCCGGCAAGACGGTCCACAAGCCCGAGTTGCATAGCGACGAAGAACTCCGCGCAGCAGCGATGGCCGGGCGCGCGTCCACGGGGGAATCGTTTATCCCCGGCTACGACGAGCCGCCCCCGCAAGCCGGAGAGGGCGAATCATTCTCCGGCGCGCACAACGACGGCGAGACGCCGGGATCCGATTCGTTCGCACCCGCCGGAGGGCTGTATCGCGATGGACGCAGCCAAGCCTAAGACGGCGCGCACGGTCGCGAACCTCGCCGCCGAACGCTTCAACCGCCAGATCGAATACCAAATCGCGAACAACGGCGGCGACTACGCCGACGCCTATCATCGCGTGACCGGGATGGCTCCGCCGACCAAAGCCGAGGCCAAGCGCTATCTCGAACTGCGCATCGGCGACCGCTCAAGTCTCGCCGAGTGTCTCAAGAACGGCTACGGAAACGCGGGCGAAAAGCGCGAGGAGATTCGTGCGCGCCTCGTGGAAATCGCGCTCCATTCACCCTCGGAATCCGCCGCCGTCGCCGCCGCCGGGATGCTCGCGAAGATGGAAGGCTGGGAAGCGCCGAAGCAAGTCCATGGCAAACACGTTCACGCGCACGTCGGCCCCGCGAACTTCGCCGAGATGCTCAAGGAACTCGCCAAGCGCAACCGCGAGCCCGGAGACCCCGAGAAGATCGTTGAGATCGAAGATGGACACTAGTATGACCGCCCCGAAGCCGAGCGGCGCAACCAACTGCTTCGAACGCCCGCGGCGCGCATCGCGGCACGACTGCGAAGAACTGCGGCGCTCCGCGCAACGCCGCTTCGGCACGAGCCTGCGCAGCGAACGCTGCCTGCGCTGCAACGGCTGGCACGTCACCTTCGCCGACGCCCTCACGCCCGAAGAAATCAAACTGCTCTATCTGCTCGCGATCGGGCTGCGTCACGCGGATATGCGCACCGACTTCACGACCCCGGTGTGGCGGCTGTACCGAAAACTCGAGAAACTCCGTCTGCGTTTAGGCGCAATGTCCACGACCCACCTCGTATCCGTCGCGCTGCACGTCGGCGTGGTCGATCTGTTTTCAGAAGAAGGAGACCCGAAAAATGGCCGAGACGCCAAAGAACACGCCGACGATCGGCGAGATTTCCGACCAAGGCTCCCGGGTAGCGCAAAAGGCGCTGCAGGCGCTTGAGGACGCCCTCGACGCACACGCGAAGGACGCGACGATCCAGCCGACCCGCGTTGCGCTCATCACCGCGCTCGCGCACGCCGCGGCCTCCGGCGTCGGCGCGATGGACGACGACTTCGCCACCTAATTGAGCGCAGACCCGCAGCTTAACGACCCGCTCGAATCGGCGCTCGCCGGGATCGAGCGCTACCGCAACGAGCCGCGCTTTGCAATCGAGAATCTCTTTGTGGTTAAAGACCTCAAAGCGCGCCGCGTCATGCCCCTGCGCTTCAACGAAGCCCAGGTCAAACTCCAAGAAGAGATCGAGTGGTTCCGCGCGCGTGCCCGGCCCGTGCGCCTCTGGATTTGCAAAGCGCGCAGAGCCGGCATCTCGACCGGATGCGAAGCGAACATCTTTCACGACACGATGTTCAACCCCGGAACGTGGTCGCTCATCCTCGCCAATCAGAACAAGCCAGCGCGCAACATTCTCAATATGTGCCACGTCTTTTGGGAGAATCTCCCGGCGCAGTTCAAACACGACCTGCCGCCCGAGTTCCGCAACCGCCCCGGCACGGACTCGCTCATCTTCCCGAACATCGACTCGCGCGTCTACATCGCGACGGCGAAGTCGCTCGAACAGTATCTCAGTTTCGGCTTTCACAATATCCACGGCACCGAAGTCGCGCGCTGGGAGCAGGGCGACGAACTCATGGTCTCGCTCTACCCGACGCTCGTCGACGAGAACCGATCCATGTTCTTCGGAGAATCGACGCCGCGCGGCCAGGGAAACTTCTTCCACGAACAAGTCATGCTCGCAGCCGAATCAGAGGGTCGGCACGGCGGACAATGGGGCGGCTTCCGCTTGCTGTTCATCCCGTGGCACGTCCTCAAACTTTCGTACTCGCGTGAGTTCGAGACGCCGAACGAGCGCAAAGTCTTTTCGCTCTCGCTCGACGATAAAGAGAAGGCGCTCGTCGCGCAACACGACACGAGCATGGAGCAACTAAATTGGCGACGCTCGAAACTGAGCGGCCCGCCCTTCAACGCCGACGAGGACTTCTTCGATCAAGAGTACCCGAGCGACTTGGAGACCGCGTTTCTCTCCTCTGGATTCACCGTATTCTCGCGGCCCGCGCTCAAGCGCCTCGTGCAAAATAAACGCCACGCATTATTCCACGGCGACGTCTATTCCGGCGAAGCGAAGTCTACGGATCGCTGGTACGACCTCGTGCGACGACCGAGCATCCTTTCCGAAGGCGAAGCGCGCGCGCGCGGCTACAAGTGCAACACGAACGAAGCGAACTACCGTCCGCTCAAAGTCTACCGCTGGCCGGAGAAAGGCGAACGTCTTGGCATCGCGTGCGACGTCGGCGGCGGCCTGCTGACGACCAAGGGCGGCGACTATTCGACGATCGGCGTCGCGTCGGCCAATGCGTTCGGCCCGAACGAACTGCTCATGGTTTGGAAAGGGCTCATCCGTCCGGTCGCGTTTGCGATCCTCGCGTCCACGCTGGCATGGTTCTGCCGCGAGAAGGTCGGCGACGAGTGCCCGCCGCTGCTCGCGCCCGAGTGGAACGGCCAGGGCGTTCCGATGAACACGACGATCGACGACTACCATCTCTACGACCCGCACTTCAAATATTTCATGCCCGGCGTGAAAGGGACGCCGCCCTCGCATCACGTCGGCTGGGAAAGCAACGGAAAGACAAAGCCCATGGCGGTCGGCTACCTCCAAGATATGATCGAACGCGGCGACTTCGACATTCCAGACGCCGCCTGCATCCTCGAACTCTCGAGCTACAAGAAATACGCGGGCGTCGGCGGCGACGAGTTCGGCGGCGAAGGATCACACGACGACCTTGTGGTCGTGCTCTACATCTTGGCGGCACTCATTCGCGGCAACCGCATCGCCGGAATCCCGCAGGCGGCGGAAATCATGCGCGCGGGTTCTGCGTCCGAGGACGGCGGCGCGGAAGCGTTCGACCCGTTCGCGAAGGAAGCGCGCGGCCTGTACGCCGGGGACGACGACGACAGCCTCGACGGCGGCGAGATGGACTGGGAATGAACGAGGTCAAAATTTACTCCCCGGCCGCGCGTGCTCTTCTATCGTGAGGAGCGTGGCGGCTTACGATGTTTTTTGCGCGACCTGCGGGATCAAGGAAACCGTTCGCCCCATTTCCGAGCGTGGGCCGTTTGTCTGCCCGGACTGCGGAGGGCCGGCCGAGCAGCGCTTCTCGCCGGAGCACGTTCACCACGCGAGAATCGACGACATGGAGAACGTCGGGGCCGAACGCCGCGACCCGCGAACGCATCGCGTGAACCTGGGCCTCGGCGGGCGGTTCGTTGAAATCGGTCGCCGCCAGGACGGTTCGAAGGTCATGGACTATCGTCCGATCACCTCCGCCGAAGCGTCCTCGGTGCGCAAGGCAAAAGAGATCGCGCGCGAACAGAACCTCACGCCGGCTGATTCCGGCCGCTATAGGAGCACTCGATGAACCCATTTGTCCGCGCGCTCGGCGTCCTCGCCTTCGCGCTCTTGGCGGTCATGCCGGTCGCGTCTCGGGCCGCGGTCACGCCGACGGTCAGCACCTTCGGAACGTACTTCCAATCTCCAAGCGGGCAGAAGATGGTCACGGGGTACATCACGCTCGGCGCGGCCGACACCTACCTGACCGGCGGCTTCACCCTCTCACCGGGCCTCTTCTCGTTCAATCAGGCGATCACGTCGCTCTCGTTCGGTACGACGAGCCAGCCGTACAATGCGGTCGCCACCTACGCCCTCGGGCTTGCGACGGTCAAACTCTACGCCGTCGGAAGCACGTCCGGCTCGATCACGTCGACGCGCCCAACCGCGACCATCGTCTCGGGTGCAAGCCAGATCCTTGCGACGGCAACGACCGCCGTCGTCTCGGGTCTTGCCGGGCTTACGATCAACACGCCCATCTTCTGCCAACTCAACGATGCCGCAACGGGCGGCGGCGGCAGCGGAACGTGGACCGTGACGTATGCTGTCTCGACCTGCGTCTATACCTCGGCGAGCTCGTTCACGATCACCTCGACCGGCGCCGCGCCGACCGGCGGCGGGAACTTCGTCTATTGGATTGGGGTGCCGCCGACAATCTCCATCCCGACAATCTCGACGCCGACGCTTACCGTGTCGGCCGCAGAACTCAGCAACGCGACCTCCGTTGCAAACCTCGTCATCCCGTTCGTAGCGATCGGGTTCTAGCGCTCGCGCGCGGTCATGGCAATTCTTCGCGAGAAGTGGCTCGGCACGGGAACGACGCCGCACTCCGAGTACCACGCGCGTAAACGCGACGAGGCGGCGAAACCCGAGGACGACGAGCCGGAACAGGAGCCGCTCACCGAAGAGGAAGAGGCCGAGGTAGCGATCGCGCGCTACTGCCAGAAGCTCCTCAAGTCCGGCATCGCGGCGCGCTCCGACTACGAGACCTTCGACCTTGCCTGGGAACTCTACATCGGCGATATGTGGCCGCGCGGGCTTGCGCGCTGGAAGGCCAAGATCACCGTCAACAAGATTCGCGCGCTCATTCACTTCCTCCAAGCCGTGATGACCGACAACAAGCCGCGCTACAATATCAACCCGCGCGTCCAAGGCACGGACCAGGCCGCGAAGCTCCTGCAAAAACTCGTCGACCGCGATTGGGACGAGAACAACATGCAGAACGACCTGTCGCTCGACGTGCTCTACGGCCTCATCTGGGGAACGGGCATCGAGAAAATCTATTACGACCCGCGCGGCGACGGCGGGCGCGGCAAGCATCTTGCCTGCGCGGTCGTGCCGTACCGGGTCTACGTCGACCCGCTCGCGACGTGCGTCGAGGACGCGCGATTCCTCATTCACATCGAACCGCGGTCGCTCGGCTGGATATTCGAGAACTACCCGCACAAGGCGCTCGCCGTCAAGAAGGTGCGCGGCTCAAAGGTCTTATCCGATAGCGTCAACACGCGCGACTTCATTCGCGAGGGCCAGCAGAACTTCAAGGGGGAGAATCGCCAGAACCAGCAGCAGATCGTCGGCCCCGGCATCGTGACGCCCATCTCTGTGACGAACGCGCGAGATCCGTCCGACGCCCATCCGCGCGACGACGACCAAGAGCAAATCGAGGTCGGCGAGTTTTGGTTCCGCGACGAACGTACCGAACACTACATGCGGCCAAAACGCAAAGACGGCGAAGTCGTGACCGAGGACGTGATCGACGAAGAGACGGGCCTGCCCGAACTTGAGATCGACAAGCAGACGACGATTCCGAACCCGCTCGACGGAACGCCCATGCCGTACACCGTCTACAAGGCCAAGCGCCGCGCCGTCATGGAGAAAGCCGTGCGGCCAAAATTCCCGAACGGCCGCATCGTAATGATGGCCGGCCCCGTCGTGCTGGTCGATACGGCGAATCCTTATCAGACCGACGGCTTCCCGTTTGCGTCGTGGAAGAATCAAGACGTTGGGACGTTCTGGGGCCAGGGCGAACCGCTCGCGCTCAAGGACCTCAACATCGGCATCAACCGCATCCTCGGGCAGATTTACGACAACCTCAACCTCACGGGCAATCCGTCGTTTCTGCTCAACAAGAACGCGGGCATCGACATGCGCACGCTGCGCTCGCGGCCGGGTCTCATCATTCCGACTGACGACCTCGAACACGCGATGAAGCCGCTCGACGTGAAGCAAATGCCCCCGCAGTTCTTCGAACTCGCGAAGGCGCTCGCCGAAGCGTTCAACGAAGTCTCAGGCATCGCCGATTCCCTGCGCGCCGGGAACATCGCCGGGAACACGGCCTTCGCGACGGTCGACGCGCTCCAGGAGAGTTCGAGCGCGACGATTCGCCAGAAGGTGCGCAACCTCGAGAAGATGATAAAGCGCATCGGCAAATTGCGCATCGCGCTCATCCAGCAGTACGACAATGGAGAGCGTCCGATCGCGCACATGGACAATCTCGAAGGCTCGTCGCCGTGGACGCCCGTCTACGAAAAAGGCGACCCCGAGGGCCGCGTGGTCGGGATCGTTCCGCCGTCGTCGGCCGTGAACGTGCGCTTCCAAAACTACGTCAACGCCGACCTGCAGGGGCAGGTCGAGTTCGAGATCGTCCCGGATTCGTCGCTCTCGACGTCGCCCGCGTCGATGTGGAACCGCTACATGGACCTCTGGAAGAATCACCTGATCGACTTGGAGAGCTTCCACGCGAAGTTCGAGCTCGACGATTGGCGCGGGATCATCCAGCGCATGAAGGCGATGCAAGCCGTCCAAGCCTCCGCGAAGAAGCCCGGGCCGAAGTCTGGCGCCGGCGCCGGAAAAAAACCGCACCCCCCCCAACCGCCCTCGAACATAGCATCGCGGATGCAACTCGCAGCGACACGATAGGAAGGAACACTCGATCATGGCAGGTTCACAAGGTTACGGCGCCGCGCTCGCCGCTCTCGCTCCAAAGCCCCCGCCCGCGCTCGGCGGGATGCCGATACTCCCGCCCGCCGGCGGACAGCCTGCTCCGACGGGAGCGGGAGCCATGCCGACCGGCGCGGGTTCGGTGCCGCCGAAGGTTGCGATCGGCACGGCGATTCAGTCGCTCCGCGACGTGAAGAGCGCGCATCCGAACTCGGCGTCGGAGATCGACGGCTGGATTGCGATGCTGCAGTCGATGGCGAATCCCGCCCAACCCGTCACGCCGTCGTCGCCCGGGCCGCCCGGTGGCGGAGAGGACCCGTCGCTCGAAGGCTAAGTGAATTTTTACGCCGCCCGCGTGGCGTCGCTCCTATACTCTGGCGGTAATCTCGGGAGAGGAGGTTCCTCATATGGCAAAACGACACGGCGGAAAACGACGTCTCAAGGGCGCCAGCAAGAAAGCGAAGCGCGGCCTGCGACGCGGGATGCACGCTATCGGGCGGAAGGGCAAGAGTCACGGACTCGAACACCTTTTCGGGCGCAAAGAGCATCGCAGCGGTCGGCGCAAGACGCGCCGCAAGTAACCCGACCGGCGACGCGGCCGAGGAACCTCAAACCCGAAGCCGCGTTGCCTCTCACTCACTCTCTCCCATCTGAGGACGATCGTTGATTCAGCGTAAAAGTCAGCACATCGGCAAAGCTCCCGAACCCCCGGCCCCCGTCGTCGTAAAAGACGCGAGCGGCGCTTTGGCGGGTGTGGGTGAGCCTTCCGACGACGACTTCGCTCGCGCGCTCGAAGAGTCAACCCCCGAAGAATTCCGCGATGCTCCGGCAGGCGACAAGCCGACCGATGATGCGCTCGCAACCGACAAGCCAGCAGTCGACAAGCCGGCGGACAAACCCGCCGCCGACCCGCAGGCCGAGCTCATCGCGAAGCCCGTCGCCGACAAGGGCGCAGCCGCGAAACCCGCCGACAAGCCTGCCGCCGTCGCCACGGACAAACCCGCCGTCGAGAAGCCCGTTGCCGACGCCGCGAAGCCCGTTGCGCTCGACCCGGCAGAAGAGATCACGCTCGGCGACGACCTGAAGTATTCGCGCGGTCAACTTGCCAACGCCGTGCGGCAGTATCCCGAACTCATCGCCTCGGCGAACGAAGCAATCCGCTTCCGCAAGACCTTCGGCGTCGACGGCGATACGGCCGAGAAGCAATGGGGTCCGATCGTCAAGCGTCTCAACGAGGACAAGCCGTTCGCGGACTACGTTACGAAGTCGCTCACCGCGTTCGCCCAGCACGGCGGCCAGGACTTCGCCGAATATTTCGACCGCTGCGTCGCGTCGTGGGAAACGCATCTCGCCGAAACCGAAGGCATCCCCGACAACAAGCCGCGCGAGCCCGTCGACCTCGAAGCGCGCCGCCGCCTGCAGCAGATTGAATCCGCCGAAGCCGATCGCGCGAGCCGCGAGACCCGTTCGTACATCGAGAACGAGGCGCGCACGCTGCAACTCGGAGACACGCGCCTCCAGGACCCCGAGATCATGGCGACGGTCTGGGAGTACGCGATGAATCGCGGACGCACGGACGACGGCTACACGCTCACGCGCGCCGCGCACGATTGCGAACGCCGCATCTCTCAAATGTGGGCGGGCTCTGCGCTCAACAAAGCGCCCGTCGCAGAGAAGCCCGTTCCCGCGCTCGTCGCGGCTTCAGGTGCGGCGCCGGCCGGAACGCGCCAGCAAGAGAACCTCACAGATGAGCAACAGTATCCTTCCCTTCGCGACCCTCGCATCGTCAAAGATTGGCTGGCGGAACGCGCCAAACTCGGCTTTACGGAGTAACAGGTAACAACAGATGGCAAAGTTTCTTTCCACCTCCGAGATGAACTCGTTCACGCACCGGAAGATTCGGCGCACGGCGGTCGATCAAATACTCAAGAGCGCGACATTGCTCGCGATCCTGAGAGCGAAAGACCGCATCGTGTTCGAGGACGGCGGCTCGATCATCTCGCAGCCGCTTCTCGTGCAACTGAACCAAACGGCGCAGACGTACTCGGGCGCAGACGTGCTCGAATCGTCCACCGCCGAAGAGTTCTCGAGCTACGAATTGCCGTTCAAGTTCGCGACCTCGGCCTGCATGATTACGGGCGGCGACAAGCTCCGTAACCAAGGTCCGGCCCAGCAACTCAACTTGCTCAAGAACAAGCAAGAGTCGGCGTTGCTCGCGCTCGTGAACATCTTGGCGGGCCAAGCGTACTCCGACGGCACGGGCAACGGCGGCAAGGATTGGGACGGCATCGCGGCCGGCATCAACAACGCCGCCGGATTCCAGAACTACCTCGGCATCGACCGCACGGTCAATCCGTGGTGGCAGTCCCAAGTGTTCGACCCGGGAACGCCGACCGCGTTCTCGACGGGCAACTGGCTCTCGGTGTTCCTCGCGGCGCGCACGGACGAAGAGGTCGTCGATCTCTACACGTCAACGAAGGCGCTGTACGCGATCTACATGGGGCTGCTCACGCCGGGCGAACGCTACGTCGACGACTTCGTGGGGGGCCTCGGCTTCGACAACATCTGCTTCCAAGGGAAGCCGCTCGTCGAAGATTCGCATTGTCCCGCCGCCACGATGTACGGCATCAACCTCGACCACACGCGCCTGGTCATCCACGAGGACCGCAATTTCGAGTTCGAAGGCTTCAAGGAGCCCATCAACCAAGACGTCATCATCGGGCGTTGGAAAGTCGCCGGCAACTTCGAAGAGCGTAAGCCTTCGGCAAATTTCGTCTATCGCAATATCCTGAACGCTTAGGAGCAGTCAGCAACATGGCAAAAAGAGAACGCGAGAAAACCAGCAAAGCCGACCACTATGATCCCAAGCGTCAGACGCGGGTCGAGGACATTGTGACGGCGGCGCGCACGGTCGCGGACAGCGGCTCGGAGAGCGCGGACTTCTCGCGGGGCTACCACGAGACATTCGATCCGAACATGCACATCAACCAAGGGCGGCCCGCCCGTAAGAGCCGCGAGTAAACAAGGAGAAGTGTCATAAACATCCCGCAAACTCGCGATCTCACCAAAAACTCTTACGCGCCGAACCGCATCACGGACAACCTCCGTCCGGTTCCGGGTGCCGCGTATCCAGCCGGCACGGTACTGCAACTCGTTCCCCAGGACTTGCAGGCGTACATCGACACGCTGACGGTCCAGCCGGTCGCTCCGGCGCAACGCGCGCCTATGCTCATCGGCGTCGTGCCGGGCGAATGGATCGGCGGGACGTACGGCGGGTTCGATGGTCTCGGAAATCCGACGTCGGCGGCTTCCGGCGCTCGCGGAACGCAGATGGTCGATGCGGTCATTTACGGCGCGACGCACGTCCTCGTCGATCAGTCCGGCGCGAACGCAGCCACGCTGACCAACGGCATCCCCGTCACCTCGTCTGAATTGACGGCGGGATACGCAGAGGGCACGGCGGCGGCTACGGCCTACGCAAGTTCGCTTCTCGGGTACGCTTCGCTTCCGGCGGCGGGCTTCGGCTCTTCGCTGACAGCGGCGGCGCTCGCGCAAGCGACGGTCACGTTCACGATCGCAGCGCCCGCAAGCGGCGACACGATCGGCGTCACGATTCAGGTTCCGTACAGTCAGGACAACCCGGGCGTCGCGCAAACCAAGACGGTCTCGGTCGTCCTGAACGCAACGACGGCGGCTACGGCGACCACGGCGGCGCTCGCGCTGCTCACGGCGATCAACGCCGACCCCGTGCTCGGCAAGATGATGGTCGCGACGCAAGTCGCGGGCGTTATCACCTGCACGATTCTCGGCACCTACATCTTCGCGGTCTACCCGGCTTCGCAATGGGTGAACGCGGCGATTCCGTTCAACGTCAAGCCGCTCGTCTACACGCTGACGGGGATGCTCGCGAACACGATCACGACGGTCGCGGTCGCATCGGGCGGAGGCGGAACGACCAACGTCGCGTCAGCCACGACCTTTCTCAACGGAACGGGCTACAAGGGCTTCGTCTCGGTGTTCCTCAAGCCGGCGGTCGGCCTGTAATGCACGGAGCGCAACTCGTCGCTGAAGAGACCGTCCGCGCGCAAGAGAAAGAATCC